CCTCTTACGAGGACTACGGATACTAAACCTAAGTATCACTCACTAATTCAATGTGAGTCCGCCAAAGATCAGAAAAGATCATAAGGTCTAGATACACAGCGGAAACGCCGTGTATCGCACCATCCTGTGCTATAGAGCAATCACCTGCTGAGGGCTAGCCAGTGTGTAAAAAGCACTGGCGATCGCAACAGCAGCAGCGTCATCTCAGGGGTTCCATAAACAATATGAAATACAACCAAACACAAGCTAATTACCTCTTAAGAGGTCTAATTAAGCTCATATTCGGCCGTAAGGCATATCGTCTACTTCTTCCGGTGAGTGACACTTTCCTACAACTACGTAAGCAAAATGGTTACCGGTATGCTATCGGTTATTACAAAGCAACTAGACTTTGTATAACAAGATACATATGTGGTAAGCCGCTTAGAGTTGTAAAGGAGAGAGTTGCTCTAAAAGGTGGATTCCCTCTCAAGTTCTATTATCTTAAAGAATTGATAGACTCGGGTGACCGGGACATGTTAAGACTTATCTTAACTTGTTTCCAGATATCCAAGTATTATCAACCTTCAAGAAAAGAGCTTGATTCTGTCCAGCCAGATTATAGTACGATTACAGATCCATATAAGGGTAAGGAATGAACAATTCCTAAATCCTTTATAAGTGAATTTGCAACGTATTATAAACTGAAGTCTCCCTATCCGGTTTATAGTGCTCGCGAGCACTATTATTCCAATAAGGGATCCCCATTTGGTAAATCAAGTGTCGGGTCACTGAGAGTGACTGAACTCTCATACCCTATACTAGGTAGCATCTACAGTTTACTGAGATACTACACCCAGGAGTTTTCGGACTTTTATACAAAAGTCTGAGACTCCGGGATATCTACACAAGTAGGGACACCGGGAGGGAAACTTTCAATTGTTGAAGATTCCGAGCTTAAGAAGCGTATTATTGCAATGGTTGATTACCATTCGCAATATATGCTTAAACCTATCCACAAGCGGATTATGTCATTATTACGACATTTCCCGCAGGATAGAACTTACTCTCAGGATCCATTCAACACTTGATCTGGCCATGGGAGATTCCACTCTCTGGACTTGTCCGCAGCTACAGACAGATTCCCAATCAAGCTACAAGTTAAACTCATGACTCAGATCTGAGATTATGAGTTAGCCTTGGCTTGAAGGGGACTGCTGCTTAACAGGGACTATGTGTCACCATCAGGTGAACTACTGCGATATGCAGTAGGCCAACCGATGGGGGCCTATAGCTCCTGGGCTGTCTTTTCCTTGACACACCACCTAGTCGTGGCTTATGCGGCTAAGCGGTGTGGATTCCAAATAGGGTCATTTACCAATTACATACTACTTGGCGACGATATCGTTATAAAAGACGATAGGGTTGCTCAAGTGTACGTATCGATAATGACCAGACTTGGCGTCGACATCTCACCTCACAAAACTCATGTATCGAAAGATACATATGAGTTTGCGAAGAGATGAATCAAGGCGGGGTCAGAGATCACAGGGCTCCCTCTTAAAGGGATAGGTTCAAACTTAAAGAACTATAAAGTGACATATATGTTACTATATAGCTACTTTGAGAGGATCCCATCACTTCAAAAGGGGGTGCTTTCTGATCTAGTGGCAAAATTATATTCTGG